TGGGATCTCCGATGATGAGCTGGTCGATGGTCAGCCTGGACCCCGTGAGCGGTGCCGACGGCACGATCGGCTCCGTCTCGTAGCTCAACGCTTTGAAGCCGCTGCTCTCGTAGAACGGGGCGCCGGGATTGCCGGAGTAAAGCGGCGCATCGGGATTGCCGGAATAGAGGAGGCTCGTGCTGCCCGCCACGATGTCCCCGCCCGAAATGATTCCGTTAGTGATCGTGCCGGGCCAGATGAGCGCGCGCAGGTCAATGGTCTCGATGACGTTGGCCACCAGCGCATCGCCCAGGTGCGCGACGATCCAGGCGGGCTCGTTCGATTCGCGCCCTGCGGCGTCGATCGCCTTGATCCCGAAACTCACCAGGCCGGCCGGGATGGCGGGCGGCTCGTACGGCGATTCAGTCACCTTGCCTTCATGCAGAGGCGAGGCATCGTTCCAGACCCGGCGATCGCCGATATGAAACCGGATGACGTAGCCGACCACGTCCACGTCACCCACCAGCTTCCAGCTGAAGGTTTTTCCGTTAAGTGAAAAGATCGTCACGCTCGCCGGCGGGAACAGGGCCGCGAAGTTGATCGTTTTGGAGACGGTCACCTTTGCCGATTTGCCGATGCGGCCGAGGCTCGAATACGCCGTCACTTCCACCGTCACCGCACTGCCATCGGTCACGGCAAAGCTGAAGCTGCGGCCGCGGATGTCCCCGCCCAGGCGCTCGAGCGGGCCACCGTTGACCGAAGCGCGCACATCCGCGAACGCATAATCGCCGCCGGCGGTCCAGGTGCAGATCGCGTTCACCAGGTAGCCTTGCGCGGCGCGCACGCCCTCCTCCGTAATCTGCAGGCCCGAGATCTGCGGCGCGCCGAAGATCGTTTTCGGAACGACGTGCAGATAAGGATTGGCCGCCGAGTTGTAGTAGTCCGGTCCCTCGTCCACCGCCGTCAGTTCCACCACGCTGGGCCCCTTCGGCATCATCGTGTCGATCTTCACCTTGCGCCCGGGCGTGGCGGTGTAGCCGTAGAGCCAGCGATAGTCGCAGGGCGGATGCTTCATATCCACGCCCGGATTGAACGGCAGCGCGGAGACCATGCTGAGCGTATTCGAATCGCCAGTGCCGGCCTGTACGGGATAGGTCGCAAACTTGCCGTCGGGCCTGACCAGGGTGACGAAGCTGCCGGCGACGTTGAGCGGGACCGCGCGCTCGAGCTTGAGCACCGCGTCCGTCGAGCCTTCGATCAGGCGGCCGGAATAGTCGTAGCTCGCCAGGTCGTGTGAAAGATAGCCCACCTCGCCGCGCGACAGCGGCATCGCCTCCCAGTCCATGCGCCAGCGGTATTTTCGGGCGCGGTGCTCGTTCCCGGCGATATAGAGATTGGCCGCCTGCCCGGCCAGGTCCTTGAAGCGGCAGCCGAACAACTCCAGGTTGCGCGGGCGCACCGGGTTGGTCACGCCTGGCGCCAGGACTCTGACCACGTCGCGCTGCCAGTCCAGGTCCGGATTGATGAAGGCCATGATCACTTCATCCGCCAGGTTCTCGGTGATGTATTCGATCTCGAAGGAGTCGAGCAGGATATTGGACATGCCGAACACGCCGACCGCGGGCAGGTCGGGCGCATCCCACACCACCTCCAGCCGACCCGTGCCGTTGGAGGTTGTTCCGCGCCCGCACAGCGCGATCGCGTCCAGCATGTCCTGCACCGAGATCTGCTGGTCGAAGATCGCATCGAAGGTAAGTGCCTTGGCGTCACACCACGCGCCGAAGGCCTTGAGGTTCTCCAGCCCGATGCGGGCATCCGGCATGCCGGCGCCCCACATGCGCCGACCAGATGCGATTCGGCCGCGCGCGGCGGCCAGCACCCACCAGGCGGGATTGGAGGTCTGCGCCGTGACCCAGTTCGCCCCGTCCCAGGCCTCGGTCCTGGCGCGCGCGATCGCGCTGAATTGGTCGACGGTGCCGGAGAGCTGCCCGGAGGCTTTGATCTTCAGCGCGATGCGCTTGCGGCCGGTGTAGTCCGCGGCATCGGGCTGATAGGTGCGCAATTGGCCCCACGCGAGCTGGGAAACCGATTGCTCGCCGGTCTCCTCCGGCGTCACCCGCCGCACCTGAATTTCGTACTGCCCCTGCGCAACCGGGAAATAATAGGTACGTCGCAGCGGCTTGCGTGAGCTGCTGACGATCTCGGTCAGGCGCGGCAGATCTCCGACGATGGTGATGTCGTTGTCCGACGTCGGCGCGACCGGCAGTGCGGTTTTCGTCACTTCGATGCGGATACCCTGGGTGCCGCCGTCCCCGTACAGGATGATGGGGCCGCCGTCCACCTGGTTCCACGCGCCCGGCACACCGCCGGGCGGGGTCCACCGCAGCATTTTCTGATCCGATTCCGGATCGCCGAGATTGAGATCGTATTCCAGCGTCCCATTGCCCGCCGCGCAGTCCGAGTTCGCGCAGAAGATGACAACCCCGGTCACGTTGGTCGGCTGCTGCGTCACCGGCTTGATCGCCTCGGCGGCATACAAGGCTTGCGGCAGTCGGGCGATGCCGTAATCGGTCACGACCGCGGGCGATTCATCGGAGGCAAACTGCAGGGGAATCCAGTCGGGCGCGCCCACGGCCCGGTATTGGATTTCCATGAGCAGGCCTAGCGCCTCCAGCCCTTGATCGCCCGCTTTGAACAGCGCGCCGTCCAGCTCGATCGCCAGCGCGGTGGCGTCCGGGCTGGATGTGCGCGAGACCCAGCTCCCGGCGAACGTCAGCGCGGCGCCGGCGGCGCTGTCCACGTTGCCGGGGAACAGGGTCAGGATCCCGTCCGGGCCGGACTCCTCGAGGGTGACGCCGGAGAAGCTGTCGAGCGCGTTCGCGCCGATCTTGAAATCCGACAGGTCGACGTCGTTGTAGCCGAAGTCGAACACCATGAAGAGAAACTGATCGTCCCCCTGGAATTCGGTAAAGGGTTTCGCGCCGAGGTCCGGGAAGATCTTGTGCACGCCCATGATGACCGGGAACGGCTCGAACGGCCGCATCCGGTTTGCGCCGCCGGACAGGGAATAGGTCGGCGAGGTCTGCCCGAAGCGCCCCTGCGCATCCGAGAGCTGCGGCTTGGGCGGCGGGAACAGCGCGTTGATGGCGAGGCTGCCGGCGATCATTACGCCTGCGGTGAGAGCAGACATTCCTATGCTGCCAGCCGCGAATCCAAGGCCCAGCTCGGTATTCAATATAGGCGCAAGCTGCGGTGCCATCACCAGCAGCGCGATCATCAGCACCGTCGCGATCGGGTTTTTACCGCCGCTGCCGCCGCCGCCATGCACTACGGCCATGACCTGGATGAACGTGCCGGGCTTCGGCCGGCAGCGCCACCACCACTCGATCGGCACCACCACGCCGTTGATGGTCACGCGTACCGGCCGGTTGTGAATCCGTGTCCAGATCCCCACGCGCTCGAGGTAGCCGCCCAGCGTCTCCCCCGGATAGAGCTCGGCGCGGATGACCTCGCGGTCCAGCGACGGGATGAGCGGGTGCGGCGAATAGGCCAGCACCGGCGACCGCGAAGGAATCAAGGCAGTACCTTGAGCCTTGAACCTTGCGCCTTGTACCTCGCTTAAATCCACCGGTAGTACCCCTCGATCCGGTAATTCCATTTCTCCAGCTCACGCACGCGGATCCGGTGCACGCTGGACTTGTCGATGTTGTGCAGCGCCCACGGCTCGGCCCCAATGAGGCAATAGATCGCGATGTGCTGCAGGCGGCCACGGGCGATGATCAGCACGCCATCACCGTCCTGCGGGGTCTCGGTGCGGATGGCGAAGTCGGCCAGGTTCTCGTGGATCTGCGCGTTGCGGCCGAACGGACCCGGCCGGCGATCGGACGGCAGGGTGAGCCCGTGCCGGAATACCTCGCGCCTGACGAGCTCCGCCAGTCCGGCGCAGTCGAACGCACCCGGCACGTACGGCATGCCGAGATACGCCTCCGACCAGTGCGCAGCGGTTTTACCTATCACCTATCACTCATCACGCCCGGCATCAGAAGATGCCGGGCTGGTTGTCCGGGCGCTGCGTCGCCAGCAACGCCGGCACGTTCAGCGTGTCCTCGTAGCCGACTTCGCCATTGATGTAGCCGCCGTCCTGGCGCACGCGCAGCAGGTCGGTGGTGATTTCATACTCGATCAGGTCCGGCGCGCTGCGCATGACCTGCATGATGCGAACCTGCGCGCCCTTGCCGCCCTTGGATCCATCCAGCCACTGCGTGAGCTCGCGCCCGATGTTGTCGATCCGGATCGGCGCGCGCGGCAGCTTGCCCTGCACGTCATCCGGCAGGGCGATATCGAAATCCAGGGCGATGAAGGTGTTGCCGTTCGAGACCAGGTTGTCGGTGTCCCTGACCACGCGCACCGGCTGCGCGAGCTGTGGATGCGTGATCTCCAGCAGATAGACCGGCTCCTCGCCCGAGGTCGAGCCGGTTTTTTCCTTGAAGTTCGCGGTGTAGTTCTTCGGCATGCCTCAGCCGCTCCAGGTCTCGATCTGGAACGCGATCACCCAGCGGGTGAGGCTCTTGATCTGCGGCTTCGGATCCAGCGCGCCGCCGACAATGCGCGCCGGCTTCACCACGCCGTCGTAGGGATCGAGCCAGTTGAACCAGTCCGCGCCGCGGTTGATCGCGACGTTGAACCACGTCATGAAACTGTCCTTGTCGGTCTTGGAGACGATCAGATAGCTAACCGGCCGCTTCACCATCGCCCGGGCCGAGCGCGTCAGTTGCTTCGGCGGGCCGGACTCCATATCGGTGCGGCGCACCACGGGATCCGGCTTCTCCGTGAACCCCGGAAAGAGCAGGATCGGATAGTCCGGGAACGTGGCCGGCAGCTGCCCCGGAAGAATGACGTTCAACCAGGTGCCGATCGTCAGCACCACGCGGGCGGCGAGCCCGATGCTGCTGGCCCCGCCGGAAGGCGCAGCCGCGGCAGCGCCCGCGCCGACGGACCCCTGGCTGCCGATCGCGCCGAGCGCAGCCATCAGTTGGTTTCCCAGGTGTCCGACGTTTCCATCACGAACATGCCGAGGCCATCGGCAGTCGGCTTGATCGCGATAAAGCTCTTGCCGGCCAGCGGCCCGGATCCGGACCAGGTATCGCCATCGTTCACCCCGGAGCCGACGGGATGCAGGAAATGCCAGAAGCCGCGGAGGCGGCCGCGCAAGATTCCAACAGCCGATGGCTCGTGCAGCCATACAGCCGCCAAATACAGTCCCGCATCAATGGGGTTGGGGTACTGGGCGAGACCAAACAGCCCTGCCAGTGAGTGCGCTCCACTACCGTGCTTACCCAGGTTCACGGCAGAAGCGCCTGCCTCCTGGTAGGACCGGGGAACGTAGTGGCCCGCACCGGCAACGGACAACACGGACAGCACGTGCAGCCCTTCCTGCGCCGGCAGCGGTGTCGGTGTGGCGGCGATCTGCTCGATGTTACGGCCGATCACCATGCCGTTGAAGTTATCGGCCGATGACTTCAGGGAATAATATTCCCCCATCATGAACGCGGCGTACCCGACGTAGTCTCCCGTCATGGCAAAGAAATACATCGTCCTGGCATCGGCCACGCACACCCACGGACGCGCCGTGCCGTCCGCAGTAATCGACTTCCGGGGAAACAACCCGTTGCCCAGCTGGGTGGCGGTCGGAAACAAGTTGGTCTGCGTGTCGATCGCCGAGGCCGCTTCCGAACCCTTTATTCGGGCCTCGCGGGCATCCGCGAAAGGAGCGGCTCGTGGCGCATCATCCTGCACCCGGTAATAACCACGCAGTGCGCCGCTCGGTGCCCGGTAAATGCGCTTATTGGTGCCGGTGAAGGGAATGGCCCAGCCCGCGGGAGCCTTCGCGCCGTAGCCGTTCACCAGAATGGCGTCCAGCACCGTGCACAGCGAGCCCGCATTGCCGTTGAGTGCTGGCGCACTGCCATCGGTGGATTTATAGACGGTGACGGGCATTGTTTTCTCCTATCGAATCGGTTTAACCAGACTCTGCACGGCAGACCGGATCGGTCCGCCGTTGGTGAGATCGCGGGTGACGATCTGGATCACCATGCCTTCAGCATCGAATTTCGGCTGCGCGGAGACCACTTCCTGCGGCGCGCCCTGATTGACGATCTCCACGCGCACGTTGCGCGGTCCGGCATTGTTCCGGTGCCGGGGGTCGTTCTCCGTCAGCACCTCTTCTCCGCGCCGGGCGATGATCGGCACCTCGTCCTGGACCAGGCCGCCGCGGTGATACCGGGGCGCGTTGTCGAACACCCACGGCGCCACCGAACGCCCGGGGCGGTTGTCCCCGACGATGCCGCCCGTGTGATAGGGCAATCCCATCGCCGCCATCTCCGCATAGGAACCGGTGAGATCGGCCTCCGGTGCGGGTGCACCGCTGCCGCCGCCGCGGAACAGATCGCCGAGATAGGCAGTCGCGCCCTTGAGCAAGGGGTCCATGACTGAGCGCTGGATCTGGATTGCGAGCAGATCCTCGGCGAAGCGGCGGGCGGCGCTGCCTAGAGTGTCAAAGCTCATCTTGCCATCCAGGGCGGCCTTGGCCAGGGCGCGCGAGCTGTCGCGGCCCCATCCCTCCACGGCGAACTTGAGGTCTTTATACTCGTCGCCCACCGCCTTGACCTCCTTGCCGTGCTCGTCGAAACCGGCATTGAGGCGCATCAGGTTTTCTTCTATCTCGGCCTGTGCGTCTATGCCTTCAAGCAGTTGCTTGTGATAGGCGGCGAGTTCCTCGGTGGTCTTACCGGTAGTGATATCCTCGCCATAGATGTTTTCGTAGTACTCGCGTGCCTTCAGCCGCTTTTGCATATCGGCCACAGCCTTGTCGATCTCGGCCTGCGTGTCCTGCTCGAACTTCATGCCGGTGAGATGGCCTGCAAGCGCTTCGCGGCCCCGCCGCTCCGACTCTTGTTTGGCCTTCGCGTCGGCTTCCTTCGCTTTCTGGTCGAGAAACTTCCTTACGTTGTCATCCTGCTCAGCTTGCGCCTTGTCATGATCGATTCCTTGCGTCTCCAATCGCTTGCGTTCCGCACCTTCATTGGCCGTTCTTTTCCTCGCAGCCGCGGCGCGACGCTCCCATTCGGCTTCTTCATCGTTTCCTTTCGCGCTGCCGGAGAAAATGAAGGACAAAGCGGCGCCCGGCATCGTCAGCCTGCCGAGGGTCTCCGCATTGTCGATCAACCATGACAGCCCTTTGGTGATCCTCGCCAGCCGATCGGCGGCCGTCTCCAGTCCACCGCCGCTGCCCATGCGTTCGGTGAGCCCGGTCCACGCATTGCCCAGGCGGTCTACGCTCGCCTCCAGCGGCGTCATGGCCGATCCCCTGAGCCCGCTCAGCCGCGCCTCGTAGGCCGCCAGGAATACCCCCGCCGCCTGAACCGCATCGCCTTGCTTGATGAACTGTTGAATGGACTGGTACTGATCGAGCGTGAGGATTTTGTAGTTTTCATCCAGTTTCAACAGTTCCTTGCCGCCACCTTGGGCAGCTTTGGCCAGTTCCTCCATCGCCTTTGGAGCGGTGCGACCGGTGGCGAATGCAAAATCGTTGGCGAGCAGGGTGATGCGACGAAACAGGTCCTCGTTCAGTCCCTGGCCGCCGGACGCCCCCACCACCTCGAGCGCGCCGGCGCGGTTCATGCCTGGCAGCTGTTCGATGTCTTTGACCAGCGCCTGGATCTCCGAACGGGTGAGCGCCACTTCGCGGCCGGTTGCGCCGATCATTGCGTTGATGCGGTTCAAGGAACGGTCGAAACGCTCCTGCTCGGCCATCAGCAGCGCGAGCGTTCCAACCACCGCGGCGATTCCACCGGCGGCGGCGATGCCCGCTATTCCGATACCGCCCACGCGCACGGCGAGTACGCCGGATGTTTGTGCCGCCTGTTCCAGGTTGCCAGTGGCTAACGCCCGCCCCAGCGTTGCCATCTCGCGCGCCGTGCTGGAACTCGCTCTCCCGAGCTGCTGCGCGCCCGATGCCGCAGCACCGTATTTCTGGGACAGCCTTTCAAGCAGCGTATCGTGTTGTTCCTGGGTGATGAGTCCCGCATTCAGGCTTCGGAAAAGGAGATCGTTCCCGGTGTCGAGCTGCCGCTGCGCGCGATAGCTCTTGTCGGAAACGGTCAGAAAACTCTCCAGCTCCTCGTCCAGCTTATTGAGGGCGCTCTCCTGACGCCCCCATGAATTGTTCGTGGCATCGGAGGCCGACGCCATCTGCTTCATCTGCCCCGCGACTTCCTGAACCTCCTGATCGAGTGAACGGAGGTCGCGGCGCGCCGCCTCGGTGCCTTTCCCCGAGTAGGTGGTCGTGATGTCAATGCCGACGCGTTCGCTCTCGTTCATTCTCGTCCAATTCCAGATAGGTGGACTCGATCGCCCTCAACAGATCGAGCGCGAGTTCCGTTTTCCAGCCGCGCTTTTCGATCAGCGGTAGCGCAACGCCGTAATCCAGCCCGACGCGTCCGCCGAAGCCCACACGCCATTGACTGGATATCCGGCAATACAGGGTCCACACCGGCGCTTCCCACCCCAGATCCGGCGGGAGGTCCTGCGGATCCACCTGACGACCCGCTTTCCGGATTTCGTTGATGTAGCTCCATCCGAGCGAGATCTCCCATGACGCGCGGGCCGTCAGTCTTTTTTTGCTTCCTCGACCTCCGCGGTGCGGTAGTGGTCGATCGAGCGGGCGCGGCGGATCACCCACGGCATGATGGTCACGCCATGATGGGTGACGAATTCCTTGATGTTCTCCGGATTGCACGCAACGGCCGTGCCGTTGGCGTCGCTGACGTGCTGCCAGTCGCGCAGGACTTTCGGGGCCGCGAGGCGGGCGAACTGCATGGGGTTCACCACGCCCATCATGTTGCTGGATTGATCGGTCAGATCCTGGTCCTCCTCTCCGATGAGGGGCGCGATCAGAAATTTCACGCCGGTGGGTTCATGCGTCTCCCAGCGCGCTGGCTTCAGCGGTTTCAGCGACAGTTTGATTTTTTCCATTTTCAACACTCCTTAACGGTTTTTACCTCTCACACCTCACTCTTCACCGCCGCTAATAGGCCGCGACGTCGTTGACCAGCCAGATCGACGGGACGGTGGCGTTGTTGTGCGCCATCCAGTCGAGCGTGGCGATGAGTCCGCTCTTGCCGCTGCGGGGCGGCAGCTTCTCCACCAGCTCCACCGCGGGAAAATCCGCGAACACGCCGAAGGTGTCCGCCCCGACCACCGCCGTGGTCTGCAGTCGCAGGCGTGTGCTGGTGCCCGCGCGCGCGAGCGCATAAGCACCGGCGCCATCGAACACCGTGCGCAGCGTGCCCTTTACCACCATTTCGTCCTGGCCGACGTAGCCATAGCCGTCGAGACCGTCCGGCGCGGTCTCCGGCGTCATCTTGTTGTCGAAGCCGACCGTGCCGCCGAGGATCGTGCCCAGGCCGGTACCGCTGCCGTCCCACAGTCTGCCGCCGCCGGCGCAGGCGCGGACATAGGCGCCGTAACTCGTGGGCGCCGCATCGAACGGCGTCGAGGGAATCGGATCGACCTCGATGGCCGGAATCAGGCGGCCGCTCAGGACCTGGTCGTTGGCGATCAGATCCCAGGACAGCTCCGGCACCTTGACGCCGAGGAAGCGGTGGTATTTCGCGATATCCGGCTCCTGGCGCTCGATCAGCGCGCTTGGCCGGTCCGCCAGGTCGAACGGGAAAGCATGGGCCTTCAGCGTGGCATGCACGCTGATCGTGGCATCGTTCTGGTTCGTGCCTGGCAGCGCCGCGGCCGTGACCGAGATGTTCACGCTCTTGCCGCCACCGCCGCCCTGCACGGTGAAATTGCCGCCGGCGCCGATGTTGACCGCCGTCCCCGCGGATCCGCCCTGCGGCATCCAGGTGACCGTGGTACCGGCGAAGGTAAACGCCAGCGTGCCGTTGCCGGCGGTGCAGTCGGTCGAGGCGTAGTTCACCGACACGCCGGTGACGTTGACCGGCTGCGTAGTCACCGCCTTGCCCACGCTGGGATTGCCCAGCAGCAGCTTCAGCCAGAAGCCGATCGCGCGCAGCTCGAAGATGGACTTGAACGGTCCGCCGAAGGTCGGATCGCCCTTGTCGGTTTTGTCCGCCAGCGGCCGCGTCGATACGCTGGTGTTCGCCTGCCGGCGGGCATCACGCATCGAATCGAATTCGGTGATCGGGATCACTTTCGCCGCCGCCGCCGGCGCGGTGCGGTAGGTGACCTCCGACTGGCCGATGAATTGGGAAAGGCGTGCTTGTGGCATGGTTTACTCCTCGGTGTTGAGCGGTGAGCGTGGGGCGTCGGGCGTGGACGGAGAGAGGCGGAAGTCGAACTCCTTGAAATCGGCGCGGGCTATCATGCCGGCCCACTCCTCGGCGGCGATCGCCTGCGGCACGCCGCGCTGCCAGGCGATGTTGTAGAAGGTGATGTTCGGCGGGCCGTCGTGATAGGCCACGCGGAAAGCCGACGGGCCGGACGATGCGGGTGCGCTCGATGCCGGTGCGTTCTTCGTTTTGTTCATCATGAGCCTCCGAAAATAATCTTCACGGCAATCGCGCCGACCAGGCCGACCACGCCGATCACGCCCATCCGCACCCAGCTGCTCGTGAGTTTCAACACGGGCAGCGCCAGCTTGATGGCGAGAATGTCGCTCTCGATCGCAGTCATCTTGGTGAACGCGCGATCGAGCGCCGATTTGGTCTCGGCGTAACTGGTCAGCGTTCTGTCCATGCTCTTCAAGGTCTCCGCGACCTGCTTGAAGGCCTCCTCGAGCTGGCTCACGCGGTAATCCATCAAGGCGGCGGCCCCCCTCCTGTCGCCCATCAGGATCCCCTGTTCTTGAACATGGTCGCGAGATACGGCGCGACCTTCTCCGCCGAGCGCCCGACGACGTAGCCGGACAGCCCGAATTTGATTATTTCGAGCAGCTGCATCTCCACTTCTGCCGTCACGCCCGGCGCGGTCCAGCCCATCCACTTGCCGACCACCAGCGCGGTGAAGGTCAGCATGGTGAGCGGCCGCCAGTTCTTGGTGATCCAGCTCTCGCTCTGCGCTTCGGCGATGATCACGTCGCGCTGCGCGGTCACCTCGGTCCTGAACCAGTCCAGCTGGTGCTGCATGATCTGCTGCTGGAATTGCAGCGAGAGGGTCGGGTTCGCCTTGAGCGCGTCCACCACCTTGTCTCCGGTGGTGCCGGTCACGGCCTCCGCGACTTCCACCACCGTCTTGGCCACTTCCTCCGCCTTGTCGCCGGCCAGGAGCTTGGCGACGCCGGGGATCATCGGCGCGAGCTGCAACGCAATGGCGAGCAGCGGCGCCATCACGCACCCCCTTCCGCCGCGGCCGGTGATTCATTGGCGGCCGCCGGGACCAGCAAGTGGTCAGCCAGCGCCACCATCCCGCCGGCGAGCCAGTCCGCCACTTCGAATCCCGGGCAGGTTTTCATCCATTCCCAGGGCTCCACCACACCGTCACCGTCGATGTCCGGCGAGAAATCACGATGGCCGAGCACCTGGGCCGCCGGGTAGTCCTTGCGCAGCGCCGTCACCAGTCCGGCCAGGGCCGCCCACTGCGGCGGCGTGAAGTGATCGGTGCCCACCATGCAGATCCCGATGGAATGGGCGTTCGATCCCTGGACGTGCGCGCCGATCTCCTCGAGATGCCGGCCGGTGGCGACCAGGCTGTTCACCATCACGACGAAGTGATAGCCGATCGCCTCCAGATTAAGATTGAGGAGATCGCGGAACGCCATGGCGCGCCGGAATCCGCGTTCGTGGTGCCAGCGGTCGATATCGCGCGGCGTGATCGCCTGGCCGTTGGGGCTGGCGGAGCAATGGATCACGAGATGGCTGATGGCGCGGCTCATGTGCACCCCGTGACCGTGTTGAGCTCCTGGAGCTCGTCGCCGCGCCGGTTGAAGCCGCGCACCAGGGCCTCGAGGTCCTCCAGCCGCAACGTGACTGTGCCCAGCTCGGCGTCCTGCCCGATGACGGTGATGGTCCAGACGTTCAATCCCTGCGCGCGCGCCTGGCGGATGGCGATGACGCTGGCGATGACCAGCACGATCACCAGCAGCACCGCGAGGATCACCATCGGCAGCGTCTTGCTGGGCACTTCGCGCGGGATTCGGGGCTTGATGGTTTTTCTCATCGCCGGGCATCCGTCACGGCACGTACGTGAGATGAAAAACCACCCAGCCCTGCGGGTAGTCCAGCTGGCCGCTCTGCGCCAGCGATTCGAGGTTGAGCATGCACAGCTGCGGCGGCAGGTTGCGCACGAAGGCTTTCACTTCGTCTATCAGCACGAACTCCGCATCCTCGACCACGCTGCCCTTGGGCGGGTTCTCGTCCTCGACCTTGATGTCGGCCACCACCAGGATTCCCTGGCGCCCGGTCTGCGCCTCGTAGCCCGCCACGTTGGTGTAGTTGTGCTCGTTGAGCGAAAGAAAGGTGTAAACCCCCTTCTCCAGCTCCGAGGCCAGGCGCTGCGCCGGGTCCAGCGCATCGCGCGTGACGATGCGGTCCGGATAGCGGGCCGCGAACGCCGAAAGGATGGCCGCCATGCGGTCGCCGATCTCGCTCATGCACTGGCGCCCCCGGGCGTGCCGAAGATCTGCTGCAGGCTCTTCTGGACCGCACCCAGGACGAGCTCGAGGACCCGCGGCTGCATCTTCTCGCGCGTCGGCTTGACGAAGGGATGCGCCCGGGTGCCGAAGCGCTTGATGTACATGGCCAGCGCCCAGGCGCGGTCACGGATCTCGTCCATGGCCTGCCGGCGGGTGGGTGTGCCGGGCTTGCCTTTGAAGTTGATGCCGGCGCGCTGCTTGACGTAATCGCGCAGGTGCACCGGGTTGGGCATGTACGCCTTCTGACCGGCGGCCGGCCCGGTGCCCTCTTCCACCGCCCGGGCGTAGTCCGAGCCAGGGGAGACGCGGTAATGACTTGGCCCCAGCTTACTAATGCCGGATAGAATCGAAAGAGCGAGCTTGGTACGAGCCATTGAACGATTGCGTATCAATGTCGCAACCATCTCCCGGGCGGTCTCCTGAGCGCCGCGCCCGGTAGCCGCATCCACGTTGCGCTCGATCACTTCCGGCGCGCGCTGCAGCCCTTCAATCAGGCGATCGTTGGAGACGCTGATCTTGATCTCGTGGCCGCTCATGCCGCCTGCCCCCATTCCTTGAGCAGCTCCTGGTAGAGCCAGGAGGGCGTGCCGTTGCGCGGCTGGCTGGCGATGCCCTCGCGCATCATCACCGGCTTGTTCACGTTGCGCATGGCGAGCTCGCGCATGGCCTCGGCCTGGGCGCGGAGGATGAGCAGCCCGCGATCGCCCGGTGCAACGCTCGTCTTGGCGGCGGTGGCATCCACCACATGGCCGCCGTAGAAGTAGAAACGAAACTCCGTGCCCAGCGCGCCGATCTGGGCGCCTGTCGGCGGGGGATCCAGGTGCAGCTGGCGCGTGACCGGGTCGTCATTGGTCTCCACGACCTTGACCTTCGGCAGCTTGCCCGGCCAGCCTTTCTCCCAGGGCTGAGGGCTCGAGCGTGGCGCAATGCCCCATAGATGGGACTTGAACGCGCAGAAGAGCGCCGGCGCCGGGTAGGCAGGCTGCTCAGCGACCAGGGTAAGAGTGGAGAACAGCGTGCGCGGACGCTTCTCGCCCAGGGCGAGCGCCGAGACCGTGATATGGCGCTTGAAATCGGCATCGGCGGCGGCCTTGAAGGATGAAGCGGCGTCGTTGATGGAAGCCTTGAGGTCCGCGACCAGATCGTCCTGGCTCATCGTTCCGGGCACGTCCGGTTACTCCTGGGAGCCGTCTCCGTGGCGCTGAGAAAGTTCCTCAGCGCGCCTGAGCACATCGGCCTGGATCGCCTCCAGTACCGTGGTACGCACCGCCGGCTTGTCCTTGGCCATGCGCGCGTTCTCGAGGTCCTGCAGGCGCTTCAGATCCTCGGTGGACAGGACCGGTATCGCAGCGATGACTTCCTTGGCCGTCTTGGCGAAGAGATCCTGCAGCTCGTCCTTCGGCTCTTCCTTGACCTCGGCCACCACCGGCGCCGGGCGCAGGTGCAGGGGGACGTGAAACTCCTCGATGTGCCGGGTCTCGCCGGGCGGGATCATCTCGGTGCCGCAGTACATGATGTTCTTGCCGGTGTTCTCGACGGGGATGCGTGCCATGTGATGTTCCTTTCTCTAAGCAATACCCGCCCCGGCTTGCACCGGGGCGGACTCTGCACAGTTGAACGGCGGGCGGTTACCGGTCGACCCGGGCGGCGGCGCTGTAGACCACCATCGAGGTGAACGCCTTCTTCAGTTCGGTCGGCGTGTGCACCACGATGAACTGGTCACCGTAGGCTTCCTTCTTGCCCGTGAAGCGCCCGTTCGCGTCGCGCTGGTCCTGCAGCTGCCCCATCGTCCAGGGCTTGAGCATCCGGAAGCGCGTGGTACCGCGCTCGCAGACGATCACGCGCTGGTCGCCCATGGCCAGCCCCGGCGCGTAGCTGCGGAAGGCAGGGACGTCCTTGATGCGGCCGAGGTTGCCGTCCACCAGGAGATCCGTGCCCGGGCGCTTGAAGTTGGCGCTGAATTGCCGGGCCTGCTCGATCTGGGTACGCAGCGTCCCGCTCATGATGGCGAGGTTGGCCATGTAGGCCCGGTCCTCGACGATCGCCTTGCGCAGGCCGAAGCGATACAGGAAGTCGTCGTATTTCTCGTCCGTCTTGAGCGCGCCGAGGTCGCTGTCCCACTTGTACACGTTAGTCGTGTAGTTGTAGGAGCAGAGGATCGCGTGCGCGTTGGTCACGTTGGACGGCGCTCCGAGCTCGGTGACGAAGTGGATCTCGCCCAGGTTGTAGTCCATGTACCAGTAGAGGCCGGGCGCCTGCAGGTTGGTAAAGTCGTACTCCGTGCGGGTCACGGCGTTGGTCTTGACCGTGATCGGATACAAGGTCGCGCCGACCTGGACACCCTGGAGGTCGAAAACTTTCTTCGGCCGCACCACCGGGAAGTTGTTGGTGATATAGATCGACTTCGTTCCGTCGCCCGTCGCCACCGCCTCGTCCACCACTGCGGTATTGGCGAACTGATCGGCCGCGTTGAGGTGCTCGTTGAAGATGATCTGCTCGCCGTCCTCGCCGACGATCCGCACCGCGTTGTTGGCGTTGTCAGCGAGAATGTCGAAGCTCAACACGCCGTTGGCCACCAGGTAGCGCATTTCATCCGACACCTCGAAGGCGAGCTTCTGCGGGATCGGACGGGCTTCTTCCATGGTCTGCTTCACGCCGGCGCGCCGGATCGCCTGGCCTTCATAGGTGCGCGTCTGCGCCACGCCCGCCGCGGCGGTGTCGCGGAAGGAATACGGGATCTGGATCACCGTGGTGAACTTGTCCGTGCCGACGTCGCACAGGCCCAGGCCCACCAGCTGGATGAGCGCTTCGCGCAGCACCGTGCGCTCGTAGATCGCCGGGATCGCGACGTCCGAGATGATGCCGTCGCCGGCGGCGAGCTTCTTCATGCTCTCGTACTCGGCGTGCAGCCGGCGCGCGTGCTGGGCGTCGTAGAGGGCGAGCGAGGCCTCGACCAGCGCCTTATTGCCTTCGATCGGAGCGCCGTCGGAGAGCCGATAACGGTTGTGTTTGGGCATGCGGTCCAGCCGCTTGTCCACTTCGGCCTGCAGCGCCTTGATCTCGTTCGATCCGTCCAGGGTGATGCGAACGTCGCCCTGTGGCCACTGATAGCCGCGGCCGCCGAGCTGGCGCGCCGCCACGGTGCGATTGCCTGAGACGATCTGCACGTTGGCGAGCTTCTTCACCTGATCTTCTGTCATCTGCGCCGAGACCAGGTCCTTGGCCGATTCGGTCAGCTCTTTCTTGAGCTCGTCGTCGATTCCCTGAGCGGCCGTGATCGTGTCCGTCAGCAGCTTGACGTTTTTGGCGAGATCCTCCGTCAGCTTTTTCTCGGCGGTGGTGCGGGCCGTGGCCATATCCTCCATGAGCTTCTTCACGGCGGCCTCGTCCAGTCCGGCCTTGAAGCTGTCCGGAATCGCGAGCGTGATCTTCACGTCGGTGGCGCCGGCCGTCAGCTGCTCGGCGAGCTGCTTGCCCGAGACCTCGAAGGCCGCGATGAGCGCCTAGGCGGCGGTCTCGTCGGTGATCGGGCCGAGGGCCTTTTCAGCGGCGTCCGCGAGCGTCTTGACCAGGGCGTCGGCGAGCTTGAACGAGGCGAGCTTGGCCCGCAGGGCTTCCATCAGTTGCTTCCACATGGCTTGTTTCTCCTGAAAGAGTTGGATGGCGAGTTCGGGATGCAGCGCGGGCCCGTTGGGCTCGGCAAGCTGCACGGGATCGAGGCCCTTGATGACCGGGCGAATCGTCAGGCCGGCTCCGAGCATCACGGCGCCGTGGCGCGCGCGCTTCTCGTTGTCCTGCCAGTTGTCGTGGTACTCGAGCGAGAAATACCGCATGCCGAGCTGCTTCACGGCGTTCAAGCCGTAGAGCGTCCACTCCAGGAGCGCGCGCAGCTTGTTGCCCTCGACGGCCAGCTTCAGGACCCGCGCCGCCGCGCCCTTGGAGGGCTCGTGGCCTACGTCGATGAATACATCCTGGCCGTACACGCCCTTCTCGAAGTTCGAGACCATTTCCAGCAGCATCGGCCGCGTGATGTCGAACTCGCCGTAACGTGGATCGTGAAACGTGCCCGTCCGGGTCAGCGTTTCCCACGTCTGCGGCTTGTCCCCGTCCAGGGACAGGTTCTTGATCGCGGATGAGATGCAGCGGTGAACTCCCTCCGGGAGTCCGCCCTCGAGCTTGAAGTGCCGCCCCTCAGTTTCCACTGCGGGGGCAGCGCAGGACGGCGCCATGAGGGCGCCGAGGCAGGCAACAGCAATCAGCTTCCGATTCATCATTACCTCGACGGGCGCAATGCCCGACGTGGCGGATGATCGGATTTAGGTCAAGCGGAAAACAGGGGGGGACTTTGGCGAGGCGGGACTACGATTGCGGCGCCGGGATTTTCAACGGCTCGAAGCGTATGCCATTGTCACCCGGGTAAGGCTGGGTGTGATCGTGCTCACCCGCGAAGATGGGATCGGGGATCCCCTTCGGAAACGCCGCGCACTCACCGAACAGGCGGTAGTGCGCGCACCGGGTGCATTGGGCGGATTGAGGCATCATTTCACCTTGGCAACGGCAGCATCATACGCCTGCAGGATCTTCTCCGGGACCTCGCCGCGCCGTCTGTCCGCGATCAGGGCCGTGACCTCGGCGAAGAGCTCGGAATCGTTCTTCGTCGCATAGTCCGATACCTTGATGCGATCAATCCGCATGACCTTCCGCCGGCTGAGTTCCTCCACCCACGTCAACATCACGTCCGCGCGCGAGTAGTACAGCGCGTGGCCGGATTCGTGAGCCGCCACCACGAAAAGAGGATCCTCGGCATCTCCCGATGCCGCCCATCGCTTATTGGCGCGAATGGTGGCAAGCCGGGTTTCGAGATCTCGCCGGCTGGACTCCGACCGCTCCGTCTCCAGCAATGCCTCGACCTGCCGGCGTTGTTCCGTATTCCGCAGATCATTCATCGCCTGCAGCCGCCGCTCGGTGGTGGACGCGCTCGCGGCGTAGTTCTTCTGGATGCGCAGCGAGTCGTTCAGCCCAGGCTGATGCCCGAATCGGTAGTGGGTATACAGCCCGAAGGCATCCTCGCCCTTACTGGTCCACCCCAGGGTGCCGACTCTGAAGCCATACGGCCCCAGCACCGCCTGCAGGCCCGCGGCAATCGACTTCGCCTGGTCGAGGGTGATCCCGGGAAAACGCAACTTGGCAGCCAGGCCCTTGAGTGCGGCGGTCGCCACCGGCAATCGCTGCGCCTTCTCGATCGCCGGACGCGGCGATCGCGGCAATGGCGTGACCACCTTGCGGTCGCCGGCGCGGATCTTCACCGCCTTCCACGGGGCCCGGATCATGCCTTGCTTCAGGTCGCCATCCTTGTAGACCTGATTTTTTTTCTTGCCCAGCACGCCGACGCGCTGCTCGGGCTTGAGCCGCGCCAGAGCCTGCATCGGCGTTTCCTTGCCCTGGCGGTCGGCGTCGGTGATCTCGTCCTGGAACTTGATCACCACGAAGGAAAGCGTGTTCGGGTGTGCAGGCCACGGCAGCGTTTCCCGGTCGGGATAGCAGCCCGCGCCCAGGCCGTACAGGTTCTGCGTCGAGAGCAGGTCGCAGATATCGGGCTTCGGATGCGCCGGCGACAGCAGGTACTGCCATGCCCCGAAATCGGGATGATCGTCACCGGAGAGCATATAGGCCTCGCCGTGGGCCCGGTTGAGCTCGGTGCGCATGATGCGTTGCGCGTTGTAGAGCGCGCCGCCCTCCTGGTCAGCCAGCATCCGTTCCTGCACCGCCTTGCTGATACCGGCCGCGCTGGCGGCCTTGATCTTGGCCTGAACGTCAGCCGGCACGCCGGCGCCGGTCGCCAGCAAATCGAGCGCAGCACGGCTGGCTCCATGCCCCTGGATCACCGCCTGCTCGATCGTGTTCACGATTGCGTCGCGTGTGCCGCGGTCGAGACGCCAGAGCCGGTCGGAGAGCTGCAGGCCGTCCGCGGCGATGAAGTTGCGCACGAAAGTCAGCGCCTCATTGGCGATCGCCATGGATCCGGGCGTGGATACGACGGCCTCGACGCCGGCGGCCGCCGTGAACGGCCGGGTGCCGAGCTGGGCCGCCTTGACCAGGTTGCCTTCGAGCATCGCATCACGGGCCTGGCCGAGATCCCGCAGCCGCCCTTCCACTTGCGCCAGCGCGCTGCGCATCTCCTGCAGGGCAAGATTCCCGTCCGGGCCCGCGTGCGACTGGATCCGGTCAGTCAGGTCAGCCGCCGCCTGGCGGTAGATCCGCTGCAGATCCTGCAGCGCTGCGGCGTCGAGCTGCTCGATGTCCTTGTGAGCTGCAAAGGTGGCGCGGCGGATCGCCGCGGCTTCAGCCGTGCTGGGCATCAGTCACGGTGAACCGCCGGTAGATCCGGCAATGCAACGGTTTGGCCGCTGAATCGGTGCGTGCAGTCTCCGCAGAATTCGATCACTCCAGCACGAATGAAGTAATGGCATCGGCCAGATTCACCGGGATACTCGTCCACGAATGACGGGTCGGCGTACTTGCCCCAGGTGTGATTGACGCTCGGCTCAAACGTGGGCCGCTCCACGTCGCCGTTGAATTTCCACATCACTCTATAGTTGGACGTGTAGATGACATGCATGTGCTCGCAGCCAGGGCACCAGTGCGAATAGCCGACGTGAACGCCCTTGGCGTCCCCCACGGACCTCAACTTTCTGCTGACCTGAGCCATCAGCGATTCCTGATCGCCGTGCCGCTCTCACCCTTGCGCTGGTTTCCCGGCGTGATGCTGACACGACCGTTGCCGGCGGGCGTGATGCCGGCATCGTCCGGATAGGGATCGAAGTTTTCCCGCTCCCATTCGATGCGCTCGCGCACGTACGCAGCGTTGTAGCCCATCTCCTCCCACAGCATGCCGAAGGGCAGCCCCAGCGCCTGCAGCTTGAGCGCGCGATCGGCGGCCTGGTTCGGCGTCTCGGTGCGCCGCTCGGCGTAGGCGATGCAGAAATCCTCGGCCTCCGGATTGATGCCCTTGAGCAGGAGCTGCAGGCGAAACGACGCCTCGTAAAGAAAAGCGAGCGTGTCCTGGAGGTCGTCGATCTCCTCGTAGTAATCGCGCTTCATGTCCTCGAGGATGTCGCGTGCGAGAGCGTCCGTATAGCCCATGAGGCCCTTCGGCACCGGCGTCCCGGAGAAAAATGAATCCAGCAGAAGCGAGATGTCCTTGATCTGGTCCAGATTCGCATCGCCCTGAATCGCGTTTACGCCGCCTTCTCTGTTCGTGTAGTAGTTGGTGGTGATGTGGTTCTGGTCCTTTTCATCTTGTGCCCGGTATTCCTCGAGCTCGGGACTTGTCGCCCCCTTGAGGACGTGCTGTACGCGAAGCGGCGCCCGCACGCGCCGGCGGATGACCAGGTCCTCCTCGGTCATTCTCAGCTTCTGCCAGGTGGTGCGAGACGCATCCAGCAGCGGGCGTCCGAGCGCGCCCATGTCGTCGAAGTTGTCCGGGTCGAAGCGCGCCACCGTCATCTGCCACAGCGCGAAGTCGGCGCGCACGGCGCCGGTGAGGATGTCGAACTGGCTGTAGGCCCTGGCTACGTCCTTGAACTGGCCGTGTTGATTCACATTCGGAAGAATGGTCTCGGAGGGCATGCGCACGCCGGCGATGACGTTGAATTGCTTGTCCATCACCCATTGCATCGGCAGATTCCCCTCCATCACGAAGCCGCGCGCGTCTGACTTGAGTTTTTCGCGGCGGTCGAGCTGCAGGCGCTTGCCGAAGGCCTGCCATTCCTTCGCGAGCGTCTTGTTCTCCGTCGCCTGCTGCAGCAGCAGCCCGCCCTTGATCACGTCCCGCGCAATCCGTGAATGCACGCGCTTGACCCGTCCATCGAGGCGATCGGCTTCACGCACGTCGAGAATCGCCTGGCGCAGGTCCGGATCCACCCACATCTGGCGATACATGTACTTGAGCTCGTTCTCCGGTGTCGCGCGCACACCGATTTCGCTTCCCCGGTTGGCGATCGAGGCCTGCTCGTTGGGCAGTGTCGCCGGCGGCTTGATTTTGAACATGCGTTGCAGGAGGGTCATGCCTTATGCTCCTTTGGCTTGAGTTCGATGCGGTCCGCCGAGATGCTGTTGTCCGTTCGCGGTGGCCCTACGTAGCTCACGTCGCGCCAGCCTTCGATCAACCCGGCGGCGATCAGGTCCCGGATCCACGGCAGCGCTTCCGGGATCTGCTGGTGCACGGCCGCGCGCATGGCCTCCGCTCGAGCCTGAGCGCGCCGGTCGAGCTGTATCCTGACGGTGGCACCGTTCACGCAGCCGCCCGCTGCGGCAAAGCAAGCTGTTGGCCGAGCAGCTGCTCGCGGGTCTGGGTGCGGCTGAGGATCACGCCCGGGACGAGCTCCGAGCCGCGGCTGATCAGCGCCCAGGTCGCCGCCATCGCCGCGTCGAAAAGGTCATCGCCGATCTTCGGGTCGGCCATCTTGTAGCTGTCGTAACTCCCGCGCATGCCGGAGGTCGCGTTCTTCTCCGGCTTGATGTTGCCGAGCTGGCGCACCAGCAACGCGAGGTCCCCGGCGACGCCGGCGAGCTCGTTGAGGGCCATCGGCATGACAATCGTTCCGGTGGAGCCGTCGATCGCCGGGAATGCCTCCTCGATATAGGGCAGCGCGGCACGGCCGTTGTGGAAGATGTTCCGCAGTCCGGTCGCCATTGAGTGCTTGGTCATGCCCTCGAATCGCAGCGGCGCGAATGCCCAGTCCGGCCAGTTGGTGGCGTTGCTCTCTCCATTGCCCACCGTGCGCCGGTCTATCGTGGTGAGCCCGCCGCGGTAGAGGCGGTCGTTGAGGCCGGTCAGCATGCCGACCCCGTACGCATCCCCGATCGCCGCGTCCGGCATGAAATAGTCCCAGATCGAATACAGGTCGAGTTCGAGGTCCTTGTCGTCGGTCCCGGGCTTCCACGTCCGCGCGTACGGATAGGTCACGTAATTGCCGATCTGCTCGGACACCACCGCGGCGCTCTTCGAGGCGGTACCGCTCTCGCCGTGGCCGGTGTGGTCGTAGCCGATGGTGATCAATCCCCTTTTCTTGTACTTGCGGCCGGGCAGCGGCTCCGCCAGCTCGATCCCGGCCTGCAGCCCCACCGCCATGGAGCGGCGGATCCAGATCTCCCAGATCAGGTTGCGCGCCGCCACGTTGAGGCAAAGGAATTGCCTGATGTATTCCGCTTCCGGGAGATCCGAGGCCTGCCGCGCGCGCCAGGCCTCGGTGATGATGCCCAGCTCGATGCCCAGGTAGGCATCCACGATCGGCAGCACGTGATAATTACTACCGTCTACCAGGCGCTGCAGCGTGTCCGCGCCCTTGAATACGCCGGTGATGCGGATCTCCGGCTCGATCACCACGTCCGCGCCCAGGCGCTGCGTCGCGCCGAGCATGGGCAGGAACTTCGTGAAAAGGCGGTCCGCCGGCATGTCGTCCACCTCCTCCAGGCTGGCGATCGCCAGCGAGTCGCCGTCCACCTGGGCCATGATCCCGTAGATTTTCGCTACGGAATTGTTGACGAATTCGTACTTCGTTTCTGAGAGCTGCTGCCGGCCGGACTTGTACGCGATGTAGGACTTCAGCATGTCCGAGCGCCGGATCGCCTCGAGGTGATACAGCAGGTTGTTCTGCGACTGGCGCTCGCGCGGCGCGACGATGCCGAGCTCGTGATATGGCCCCGTGGCCAGGCGCTCCAGGTTGTAGAGTTCCTTCACCGAGGTTTTGCGCGTGCGCCGGCAGGAGAAGTCGAGCGTGTTCTTGTGCCGGTCCATCTCCATCATCTTCAGGACCTGCATGGGATCCAGGTTGACGTTGTGTACGTGCTTGTGCCAGAGCGCGTGCGGCCGGCAGCCGGTGTCCGGGTCAGGCTTCGCGTACTTCATGATCGCCTGCTCGGCGCGGCTGGCGATCTGGATCCGCTCCCTGCCGCTGATGCGTGGCTGCACGGAACCTAGCCCTCGCTCTGGTTATGCTCGATCAGCACGGGATCCCGCCCGCGCTTGTCGAGCGCGCGCTGCATCATGTCCTTCAGCGCGTCCTGGGATTGCTGCGTCTGCCGCATGAAGTCGCCGATCAGCTGGCGCCCTTCCTTCTGGGACTCGAGGCGGCCCAGCTCCTCGTGCTCGAGCTCGATCACCTTGGTGGTCATG